TCGTTTTCTTCCTTAATATATGTGATTAACATATCCACATATATCTCCCTTTCCCAAGGTAGCATATTCTCTAAATCGGCGAGAGTATATTTATGATGTTGCATTAGAGAAAAATTAGTATGATAATAATTCTCTAAACTATCATGTGAAAGGGCTACTCGAAAAAATCGTTTAGGCCTGTCAGCGTTATTTTACTCTCCTTTTTAGTCTTCGGATTCTTTATTGTAATATCATGTTTTAATTTAGGCATAGTTTCAAAAAACTTTTGAACATCCTTAAATTGTTTAGTATTCATTTGTTCAATAAAGTCCGTTAACTCTTTTTTAGTTTGGTCTTTAGGGTCATAAACCTTCTTACCTTCTTCTTCATAAATTTGTAATATACAAGTACTAATAACCTCTAACATATTTGAAGCATTAATATCTCTAATACCACCATCTTTAAAAGATTCGAAAGTAGGATATTTCATAATCATACCTTTACCATCACCTAATTCAATTTTATTAGTGTGATCGTCCCCTACTTGTACTTTTACTTCAGTTAAATTTAATTCAACATCAGCAAAAGTTTTCTTATCATCTGGACATAATAGTTTCAATTTAGAAACTTCACCCACAGATTTTGACCTTATTTGTAAGAATATATACTCAACATCAAACATAGGCATATCGCTTATATCTACTTTGTTAAAAGTACATTCACTTACAATATCTTTGACGGCTTGGGTAATATCAGCAGTTGCTTTACTCTCCATTGCCATCATAAGTATCTTTTCTTCTTTTACCAAGAACGGCCGATACTTAATCTTTTCATCCGTTGATGGTATTTCCAACTCATATGTTGGAGTTGTCAGTTTTGGTAGCGCCATAATTTATCCTCCTTATTATATAAAATTATGTAAATGGTGGGAAAACCTTCCCTTTAAATATTCTTCCTATCGGATTCCATACTGTCCGTCCTTGATTAAATATGTCCCTACCCGCTCTTTGCATTGTAGGTGGTAACATACCAAATATTCCTCTATTTCTTGCTTTAACATTAGCAGGTGCTTGTTCTTCTCTACCAAAACTTAAACTTGCGGTAGTTAAATGACCCATGTTATACCAATACTTATATGCAAAGGATATATTTGTTCTTACAATTTCATTTGCTTTACCATAACTATAATCTGTCGTACCTATTGTTTGTGGATAAACTTCCACTGCTTCCATAGCATAAGTAGGCATATCTCTATTGATCTCATTATCTGCACCTAATTGATAGATATGCATTTTACCAACATAGTTATCATAGTAATTTGCTTTATGTGTATGTTCTCCTACACATATTTTCTGCCATGCTTCAAAAAATTGTCTTTCTCTTAAATACTTATCTGAATAAAATGTACAATCAATAGTTCCAGCAAATGAGTGAGTTTGTACTATACTTTTAGTTGGTTCTGATCCATGTTGTACATCTTGGGTTTCTAATGTTTTACCAGGCATAATAACTGATTCACAATGTATATTAACCTGTCTTCCATAAGTTGACATTAAATCATTCATATACTTACCAGTGACAGGTACATCTCTATGTGGATTAGCCATATATTTTTGAGTTGGATCATGGACTTGACCATCTTTATATACACCACCTGATGTATATCCTAATTGTTCTCTTAAATTAGTAGGTGGGAATACTCTTATAGCAAATCTTGATGGTCTAGCATAACCTTCTGCTGATGCCATAGCCGCTCTGAAACGACCAATAGTATTGTCAGTATTAGCTCGCATTCTAAATCTAGGGTCTCTATCTGTCTTATGATAAGCACTAGATTTAAAATCACCTCTTGATATACCACCTCGTATATCAAATGGTCCTATTCTTTTACCTTGTCTAAAAATTGCCATTAGTATGGTCTCCCTTTTTTAAATCTTGCAACAGGTAGAAATACTGCAATCGCCATTTCATCTGCTGGTATATTTAAAAACATTGTTCGTACATGGTTCCATAAATAGTGTTTCGCTGTTTTTTTAAAATATGAGTTATTTCTCCATGCGATATTATATCTTGTTTTTTTATCAAATCTTTTATCAGTAGCTGTATTTGCTAAACTTCTTAAAAATGCAACTCTAACAGCATAAGGTAAATAATGAAAATTCAAACCTATAAAACCACCCTTTGCTGGTTCTAAAGGCATGATTAAAGGAAACTCATCATAGTAAGGTAACTTTGCTTTCCATTTAGGGTCATAACCAAATAGATTCATAATACCATACTTCGGTCTTATTGTCGCTTTACCTTGTCTAATTAGAGTTCTAGCACTAGGCGTTGTCATAGACCGTACTTTCTTTCTGTACCAGTCAAATGATTTCGGACCTGTTGTAGTGTCTAATATTTTATCAAATACCGTTGCCATACTACTATTTATATTACTTTATTGAATATACTACAACCTTATTTGATTTACCCTTAACAACAACACGACCTAATCTGTACATTCTCTTATGTAATTTTTCAACTGCGTTATATGTGTCTTCGCCTATGATAATTGTAGTATTAAGTTCTTTACTTTGACCTTCTAATCTACTTGCTAGATTTACTGCGTCACCTAATACTGAATAATCAAATCTTTGTTCACTACCCATATTACCTACAACTGCGGTACCTGTATTGATACCAATACCAATATTGAAACCTAACTTTAACTCTCTCATTTTTTCTCTCATTTTTCTAGCAGCCAATATTGCTTTTTCTTGATGGTTAGGACAATCTAACGGTGCGTTCCAAAATGCCATAATACAATCGCCCATATATTTGTCTATCGTGCCACCTGATCTCAATATGATATCGGTCATTGGTGTAAGAAATGAATTGATAAGTTTTGTCAAACCTTGTGGGTCTGATTTATACTTTTCTGAAATAGGTGTAAATCCTCTTATGTCACAAAATAGAAAAGTCAACTCTCTAGTTTCACCACCTAGTTTTAGAAGACTAGGATTATCTTGCAACTTCTTAACCATAGTAGGTGCAAGGTAATGCTCAAACTGTTTCTTTATCTGCAACTTTAATCTATTTTCTCTTGCAAAGTTATTGTATATCAAGTGTGCCCATACTATACTTCCTATTACTGCGATTGATGACCAATCTGTAAGTATCATTCTTGATGACCATAGATAACCACTAGCAACTGCGATATCAAAATAGAAACCTACTAGACATAATGCTGACCACAACAACCCAACTCTAGGTATAACTAACAAAAAGAAACCTAATGCTATTATCAAAGTTACCCATTCTGCGATTGGTATCCAATCAGGTCTTGTTATGTATTTACCTGACAATAAAGTTTCTGTTGACATTGCCATGATTTCGTGTGTATTTTTTAAACCGTCAGGTGTGAGAACAAAAGTAGAACCTTTAAATGTAGTTCCTATGAATACAATCTTACCTTTCATAGATGACCAATCTTTATCTGCATAATCTATTCTAGGTATTTGATGTCTGAAATCAATCCATATATCGTCTTGATTAGGTACTGCGAATTTTATGACTTTCATTATAACAGATGGTACGGATTTGTCAAGCGGTAATTTTCTAATAGTACCATCAACATCAATAGGTACTTCTACATTACCTACTGCGAGTGCTTTTCGTTCTATACTTTTCAGGTTTTTTGCTTGACTCGTTTCGGTTAATATGATAGGGTATTTACTTATCATCTTTAAAAACATTTCATCACCACCAAGTCTATCTTTATGAACAAATACTACATTCAGAAAGACTAAAGCAGCACCATTTTTATATGCATTGATTATAGCACGACCTAGTATATCTCTTTTCCAAGGCCATTGACCTTGTTTCTTTAATGCCTCGTCTGATATATCTAACAACACCAAACTTTTAGATTGGTAGTTAGTACCAAACTTCTGGTATAAATCAAATGTTTTTAATTGTAGGGTTTGTAGAGGTAAGGGATTATATAATTTCAGGCACAATAATATAACCACGCTTACAACCACTGCCCAAGTGGATGTAAATTTGTTCATATTACTATTTAGTCTGTCTGAATAATAGTGATTTCGTTTTTAAGCACTTGACTACCTATGGTATGGTTTTGTGCCTCTTTGTCTTGTAATATTTGTATGTCTGCCTCATTATCAGTTTCAGTTTTAACATATGATCTATGATTATCATTATCTCTATCTAATATAGTATAATCACCGCTTGTACTTGCCGTTGCGTCATGGTCATTATTCAATGTTGAGTATCTACCTTTTCTAGTTTCGGAACTTGTTGCACCTGTAACTCCATCTGTTGTGGTAATAGTTTGTGTAATATCTCCTGTTGTATAGTTTAATGTTTCACCACTAGCAGTTATCGTAGTTTCAGCACCACTATTATCAACCCATTCAGTACCACATTTAGAGTTTGCTTTATCCCAGAAATAACCCCAGGCAGTACAATCTTCCTCATTATCTATATCTGCTAACCATAACTCTAATTCAGCGTCTATATCATAATCATCTTCATAAGCATATTCATCTTCCCAATTTGTTTCTGTATCTTCATTGTTATAATCGTAACCTGTGTACCACCAATCGTATAATGCGTCCCAGTAAACATCCCAATCATTCCAAGACCATTCTGAAAGATACTTTTTCTTTAAGTCTTTCATCTTCCAAGGTTTAGGTTGGTCAGGACACATTTCCCAATTCGGCCAAGTTCCACACCAACCATACATCTTACCAAATAATTTTTTAGATTTCTTATCCCAACTATCATAGGTTACTTTTAAATCCCAGTCATCTTTGTACCATTCGTTTAAGTAATCAATGTACTCTTGGTTACACCAGTAGTCTTCGTAACCATTATACACACAATAGTTTTCTACTGTTAATTTAGGAGGACCACCTTGAGCAATATATTCAGCATTTTTATAATATGAATCATCTAAAGCAAAGTCTTCCCAAGTATAACCTTCTGATAAATCTACTTCGGTTTCTTCTTTTGTTTCTTCAACAACATCAACTGATTCTGTTTCAACATTCCAAGAAGTTAAACCATAGTCAGATAAAATTTCGTTATATGCTTCATCATAAGCATCCCAATCAACCTCGTCCCAATTTATGTTATCCCAATCAACACTATCCCAAGTACAATCTGAACAACCAATGGCGTCAAAATATGCTTGATCCATTTCAGCATACATTTGTTTAGCGTCATCCCAATCCATAGTTTTTTCACCTTCAGCATCCCATACTGAAATCTGGTTATCTTCATCTATATAACCCCACTCTTTTAAATCATCTTCCCATTCATCATAGTAAGATGTATCAACTTCTGCCTCTATTGCGGTTGCGTCTAATCCTTTTTCTTCTTTAGATTCCATTTCAATCATTGAATCTGTTTCACTAACTGCCATATCAGTTTGAACAATAGCATTATTATCTTCTACAACACTTGCCTCTTCACTTATAATCGCCTCTTCCATTTTCTGTGCTTTATCAGCTTTACTATCAACATCACCAAACTCTTTTATTGATTCATCTTTTATATCTTTTTCTAATTCATCTAACTCAATAATGTCTTGTTTATTAGTTTCTATTTTTGGAGGTGTTGGTGCTAAATCATTTGATACAACTGTTACTGAATTGTAAGCATTTGTAATTGTTTGGGAACCTGTATCGTTTGTTACTGTGACTTGTCCTACTGCACCATCACTATCAGGTAATAAAGTAATTGTTGCTTGACCAGATGTTTCTACGGTTGCTGAAAAAGCAGTACCTTGTACTGTTACCGTAGCAAAACCAGCATTGATATTAACTTCACCACCTAAACTAGATACACTTCCTGATTCATATGTAAATGTACCGACATTAACTGATACATTCATGGCCAATTCTATTGGAACAACTGAAGTATCAAAAGCAAATTCATCAATAATTAATTCTGTATTTGGTCCCATTGTAAATTTAGTATCATCAAGGTAATGAATAATCATACCACCATCTTCACCAGTTTGTAGGAAGTCGTTCATCTGCAACTCATAACCCATAGAGGTGTTTTGAGTTTCACCATCACGCTCATTCCAAGTAGTTCCCATTTGGCCTATAATTTCGCCAACTTTTGGACCTGTTATTTGTGAGATTGTACTAGTACAGAAAAGTACCAGTATTGATACTAGCAAAAAGAGTTTTCGCATTTTAACAACCTGAATTGTTTAACTGAACAGTTGTGTCTGCTGTTTGATTACTTCTATTAAAACTATATGTACAGTTGTCTGAACCGTCTTGGTCTACTAATAAAGTATAATCGTAAATTGAATCACCACTTACGGTTAAGTTTGCTTCGTTTGAACCACCTGTTTGTTTTAATTCTACTA